GCCACAGTGATGGTATTCTCGTACGGTTGCCCCGCGAGGGGCAGCACGCCCCGATAGCTCAGTGGCAGAGCACTTCCATGGTAAGGAAGGGGTCGTCAGTTCAATCCTGACTCGGGGCTCGCAGCATTCTTCTCACGCGGACGGATGCCTCGCGGCAGGGTAGCTCAGCTGGTTAGAGCGCACGACTCATAATCGTGAGGTCGCGGGTTCAAGCCCCGCTCCTGCTACATCGCCCCTCTCCTAGTCTCGACTGGGAAGAGGGGCTCTTTGCGTTAACGGCCGGACGGGGCGAGTGTAGCCGAGCGTGTAGCCGATGCTCGAGTTCGTCAGTATGCGGCGGCGTAGCGGTACTGCCCGGCGCCCATCCGAGAGTGCACGTACGTGATGCCGCGGACGCGTGTGAGGGCTCTCGCTTCGAACGCGCGCACGAGCTTCGGCTCCACCCCGAGGACCTCTGCGATCGCGTCAGGGGCAGGGTCCATGCGCTCGGCGGCGATGTACTGCTCAGGGTCGATGAGCAGGCACGCGGCGTAGTAGTCGGCGGCGGCCTCGTAGGCGGGGTTGCCGTAGCACTGGTGATCGTAGAAGGCGTGCCCGAGTTCGTGCGCGAGGACGGTGTCGCGCTCGACGGGGGTCAGCTCGTAGTCGTAGACGACCTGCTTGTTCGCGGAGTCGTAGTACCCCCGTTGTGGTCCGTCGATGTGCGCGACATGAACGGATACACCCAGCGACGCTGCATGGGTGATCAGTTCTCTCACGTCACTCCTCCGTGCCCTTGCGGGGGTCGTCGTCTGCTGCTGCGTTCAGCGGGGCCGTCACGCGGCCGATGTAGGGGATCTCGTCGGCAGGGGAGACGCTATCGGGAGCCTCCGACTTCGGGCCGTCCTCGGCCAGGAGCTTCCCCATGCCGCCGTAGTTCGCGAGCGCGGAGTCGAGGAGCTCGCTCGCCGGCACTTCGATGACACCCGCCAGGCGCTCGAACTCGTTCACGGTGAAGGGTCGTGTTCCGCGGATGCTGCGGCCCAGGTTCGTCAACGGCATCCCTGCAGCGGCCGCGAGGTCTGCTTGCGTGAGGCGCGCGCGGACCATGGCGCTTTCGATGGCGTCTCCGACGTGCTCGTCGAACGTCTCGGCAGGCTTTCGCATCTTGGGCATGAGTCCAGGGTAGCCCCGTTATCGGTCGAATCTGAAAAATAAAGTTCCAGATGGGCTTGCATAGGTCGCTATTGGTATGTAATCTGCCAGATATGACCGAACAGAGAAGAGCGACTGAGGCTCACTCCACCGACGCGAAGGCCACCGGCTCTCGCGAACTCGACGCTATGCGTGCTGCTGATGCACCGCTGGCGGAGTTCGTGAAGGCCGGTGGCCTTCTTTCGTTCACGACCCAGCAGATGTTCCCGGAGCGGGCGGCATGAGCGCGCCGGCCAACGTGCCGACGCTCGACAAGCTCGCGTACTCCCTGCCGAACTTCGCGAAGGCGGTGGACCTCTCCCTGGAGAAGGTCCGGCAGCACATCGCGCGGGGTGAGCTGGTGCCGTCCTACGTGGACAGCAAGCCGCTCATCATGCGCGAGGAGGGTGAGCGCTGGTTGAGAGCCAGACCGGCCGAGAAGGCCGACAAGGACGATCGGGCCGACAGCGATCTGGAATCGGTCGCGTCATGACTTCCGGGGTGGGGACCCCGGGCGCTCCCTCTGGGGATGGGGCGGAGAAGGTGGCGCGGGGCACCGTGGGGACGGATGCCCCGGCCACCGGATCAGCACGAGTCGTGATCGGCATGGCTTCGCTCTGGCTGACGCTGATCTGCGTCAGCATCACCTTCTTCACGTGGACCGTCAACGGCGTGACGCTCCTCGGCACGATCTTCTTCGCCGTGTTCATCTGGGCGATCGGCGCCCACCGTCGGGCCTTCTGGGCTCGCTGAACGTATTCGACTCACACAAGGGATAGGGACCCATGAGTACAGCAGTATTTGGCGCGCCTGAATTCAGAGCGCGGAGTGGCCGGACGGTGAAGTCGCGGTCGGACGGCAGCGTGTTGTTCGATCACGCGAACGGGTATCTGTCGCCGGCGTCGGCGATGGACGCGGAGGAGTGGGCACAGGCGAAGCGCGATGCCGAGCTCGGTCGGTGGAGGTGCCCGGAAGATCCGGACTGGGTGGCGCAGGAAGGCAACCGAGACGCAGCCGGGCGGCGCACGGTGCACCTCTTCGACGAGTGCACGTTCGAGTTCCACTGGCTGAACGACCGCGTGGTGGAGCGTGGCGCTGGGGAGCTGCCGAAGCACCGTGTCGCCCGCGCCTTCTTCGAGGCTCACCCGGAGCGGAAGCCCTGGCAGGCGGCGAAGCCCGGCGAGGTCTGGATCCTCTCCACGGCCGATGGTGAGAACGCTGCGTACTCGGTGATGACGGTCCGTGAGGCCGGGGTCGTGTTCGAGAGCGACGAAGGACGCTACTCGCTCGACGATGCCGACATCGAGGGAGCCCGGCGCATCTGGCCCGAGGACGCATCGTGAGTGCCGCGAAGCAGCCTCCCGCGAAGCTCGCGGAGAGCATCCCCGCGGTGACGGCGCCTGTGAAGATGCCGCGCCTGACACCGAGCCGCGCGAGTTACCTGGCGAACCTCATCACCGGGGCCGCGCTGATCGTTCTCTGCCTCGCTGGTCTGATCTACGGGGTGACGCTGTGAGCCGGTTCATCGGGATCGACTACTCGACCACCTCGTGCGGTGTCGCGATCGTCGATGGCGACCACTGGCAGTCGTTCACGCTGCGATCGAAGCCGAAGGGCGACACGCTCTCCGCGTACTACGAACGCATCCAGGATCTCGCGCACGACATCGTCGCGACGATCGATCTGCGCCTCGGCGACGTGATCGCGATCGAGGGCATCGCCTTCGCCGGTCGCGGGTCGTCGGTCGACCGGCTGCACTACGCCTGGCACCGCACGGCGGAGTTCCTGACGCGGCTGCAGAAAGCCGAGCTGGTGATCGTCACGACGAACCAGGTGAAGCAGCTGGCGACGGGCAGGGGGAACGCGCAGAAGGACGAGGTCCTGCTCGCGACGGAGCGGCGCCTGCCTCAGGCGCAGGCGTCCAACAACGACGAAGCCGATGCCGTGTGGATTGCGGTGGGGGCATCCATTCTCGCCGGGTCTCCGGTGATTGATCTGCCGGCGGCGCACATGCCGAAGGCGTGGAAGGAGAAGGCGGCATGACCGTCATGGAATCGCAGGCACTCACTGACCTGCTGGCCAGAGCTGGAGCATCCGACACGGACCGTCCCGCGTGGATGGCCGAGCGCGCCGGAGGCATCACGGCCACCGACCTCGCCGGTCTGAAGACAGGGCAGAAGCAGCAGCAGGACCTCATCGACGTGAAACTCGGCCGAAAGGTCGACTCGTTCACGGGCAACCAGTACACGGACTGGGGGAAGCTCCGCGAGCCGGTGATCGCTGAGGCGCTGCGCGGCGCCGGCATCGAGCCGGAATCGCGCGTGTTCCACGGTGAACTGAACTCGCGGCATCTGGCGTCTCCGGACGGCATCGGGGTCGACTTCGATGACGCGCTGATCGTGTCGGAGATCAAGACCGCCGCCTACGACCTCGCACCCGGGTCGCCGGTCCTGGCGAAGAAGGGCTACGTCCACCAGATGCAGTGGGCGATGCATGTGACGGGCGCGGTCCGCTGCCGGTTCGTAGTGGAGGAGCGGATCGCAACGGCGTGGGACTCGCAGTCTCGGCCGATCGAGTTCGAGCCGGGCCAGGTGTACGAGCACTGGATCGAACGTGACCAGCTGGCGATCGACGAGCTGGTGGAGATCGCGGACGCGTTCCTCAAGGAGATGGATCGTCAGCGCGAGGAGGGCGCACCGGTCATCGATGAGGAGCTGGACACGCACGCCGTGAACTACCTCCGCGCGATCGACGAGGAGAAGCGGTGGACGGCGCTGAAGCAGGATTCGTACCGCGCGGTCGTCGCCGCGGGGAAGTCGCAGGAGTCACCGCTCGCCCGCATCACGTTCACGCCGGAGAAGCCGGGGGAGGTTCTCGAAGTCGAGGACATCGACTACGAGGCCGCGAAGGCAACGCACTTCGGGCAGGCGCTCCATGCGGAGCTGCAGTCGGTGACGGCGCGGTGGAACGAGCACTTGCAGAGCTTCACCAGCACGAAGCAGGTCGCGGGGAAGGGGCGTGCCGCGTCGGCGCGCATCACGGCTGGCAAGGCCACGAAGGAGACGAAGGCATGAGCACGGAACTGGTCAAGGCCGACGCGTATGCGAAGGCATCGCTCGAGGAACGTCGCGCGTACGTCTCGGCGATCGCGCAGGCGGGGGATCTGCTCCCGCAGTCGCTGTGGTCGAAGCCGCAGCCGGACGGACAGGGAGGAATGACGCGTCCGGCTCCGTCACCCGCGAAGGTGCTGCTGTTGGCGGAGACGGGGTCGATGCTCGGTCTCCACCCGATGGCGGCCCTGCAGTCCATCCACATCATCGAGGGGAAGCCGACTCTCTCGGCGAACCTTCTCGCGGCGCTGGTGCGGAGAGCCGGCCACAGGTTGCGCGTCACGACGTCGGGCGACTGGAAGACGGGCACGTTCGTTGCTCGCGCAGTGCTGATCCGATCGGATGACCCGGACTTCGAGTTCGTCGTCGAGTGGACGAAGGAGCGCGCGGCGACGGCTGGGCTCGCTGGCAAGGGGAACTGGAACAAGTACCCCGAGGCGATGTGCAAGGCGCGTGCGATCACAGAGGTCATCCGCGAGGGAGCGCCGGACGTGACGATCGTCGCCGCGTACACACCGGAGGAGCTCGGCGCTGCTGAGGTCACCGAGGAAGGCGAGCCCATCGAGCTGAAGCCATCGCAAGAAGGCCAGGCGCCCGTGTCCGCTCCGGAGCCGGAGGCGAGCGCACAGCCGCCCGCTGCGGAGGTTCGTCAGCCGTCACGTGACTGGCTGGTGGATGCCAACGCGGCGAAGTCCCGTGACGAGTTGCGCCCGGTGTACGCGGCGGCGCAGGAAGCGGGCGACCTGGATGTTGCTCTCGCGGATGGGCGGACGCTGAAGGAGTTCCTGTGGGAGCTGCGCGAGTCGTTGCCGGAGAAGGCGGAGGACATCGTCGATGCCGAGGTGGTCGAGGAGACGCCGGCCGAGCAGACGACGGACTGGCCGGTAGCGGAGATCCCGAAGGACGGCGAGTCGTGAGCGCGTTCGAGAAGGGGCAGTACGTCGTCACGACGCGCAGCGGCAGCGGTGCATGGGTGCAGGGATATGGGCGGGTGGCGTACGACGCCGACACCGAGCTGAAGATCACCAGCATCCGGAACAGCGGCCACCTCAACGTGCGGCACGCCAACGGCCGCGGGCGTGCCTTCGTCATCAGCCCCGAGATCGTGCGCCCCGTTCCGCGCATGATCGGTGAGATCCCTGAGGGCGGAATCGCGCCGGAGGATCCGCGCATCGCGTGGCTGTTCGAGGACGCCAGTCGCATGGCCGATCGTCTCGGGCTCTGCCGAGACTACGACCGGTTGTGTGAAGCGCTCGGCATCCCGGGGCGGATCCGGACGTTCACGATCTCGATCCTCTCCGCTGACGGCATCGAGGTCACGGCGAAGGTGCAGGCGCGCAGCAAGCGACTGGCGGAGATGCGCGTGCGCGAGCAGGTCACACCGGCCTCGCCGGCGCCGCGCATCCTCGAAGCATCGAGGGCTGACGCATGACCCTGCTCGAGCGGTTCCTCGCGCGTCTCGGCATCGCACCCTTCGACGCCGAGAACGAGCTGCACGCGCTGCTCTTCGACGCGCTCAAGGACGCAGACCGGGAGACGCACATCGAGCGTCTGATCATCACGCGCGGGGTTCTCGCTCGAGCGCATGAGGATGCGGCGACAGCGGTCGGGTCGGCGCGCACGAAGTACGAGACGACGTTGAAAGCGAAGAAGGCCGAGGCGGTCATCGACGGCAAGTCCGTCGCGGTGGCGACGGTGCTAGCTGACGCGGAGGCGCAGGAGTTCCGGAACCAGATGCATGAGGCGGAAGTCCTGTGGCGGTCGGTGAAGGAGTACCTGCGCACCGTCGACAAGGACTTCGACAAGACGCGTTCGGTGGGTGCGGATGCTCGCCAGCAGCGCGCCGCGGAAACGCGTGGGGGGCAGCTGTGAGCGTCCTGATGGATGAGGAGACGACGACCGTCGTCCTCGAAGGGCTCGACTTCACCGAGCGCTGCGACACCGCGCGACACGGGATACCCGAGCACTCTGCCGAGGCGATGACCCGCTTCCGGTGCTGCAGCGCGGGCGCACTGCTCTGCATGAAGCACGTGAAGCAACAGCGCGAGGGGGTCGATGCGCGGCTCGCGATGGGCGGGCGGATCATCTGCGGTTACTGCAGCGCAGAGTTCACGTCCTATGACGCGTGCGTGGAAGTGGTCCCGCTGTGAACGCCGACGAGAAGGTGATCGCTCGCGACCAGGGGAAGTGCGCACGCTGCGGCCGGCACGTGGCTCACCTGCAGCGGGGGATCGCGTGGAGCATCCACCACCGCAGGCCGCGCGGCATCGGCGGAACGATCCTCGCCTGGGTGATGGCGGTCGAGAACCTGATCATCCTGTGCGGTTCCGGGACGACCGGGTGCCACGGGTGGGTGGAGTCGCACCGTCGCGAGGCGCGGGAGCAGGGCTTCCTGGTGCCGCTGAACGGGGTGCAGAAGGCAGATGAGGTGGCGATCCGCCACTTCACGTTGGGCCTCGTCTATCTGAACGACGAGGGCGGATGGGTGCCGGTCGAAGAAGGACCGACACCGGAGAGCTGGGGAGAAAGACCATGAGCTACAGGGCTCTGAATTGGGCGTGGGAGGCGGACCTCCCGATGGCGCAGAAGTTCGTGCTGGTCGCGCTGGCCGACATGGCTGACGAGAAGGAGACGTGCTATCCGGGGCAGGAGCGGTTGGCGCGGATGACGGGCACCTCAGTGTCGACTGTGCGTCGGGCGGTGAAGACCCTCGAGGAGATGGGGGCCATCTCTCGGCAGGCTCGGGGGATCGCGGGCGGTGGGCGAACGTCCGACCGGTACTTCTTGAACACGAACCAGCCAATTTGCGCGGTTAGGGGGAACCGGTCATCTGGGCACCCGAAACCGGTCAATGACGACGTCGAAACCGGTCACTCTGACCGGGGAACCCCCAGAGAACCATCAGAAGAACCATCAGATACTGTCGGCGAGCTCGTCGATGTGCTGTGGATGATGTGGCCTACACCTCGCCGCGCTTCTCGCAAGGAGGTCACTCGGGCGCTGAAGACGGCACTGAAGGTGGCCGATGCTCCGACGCTGATCGAGGCCGTGAAGCGTCACACCGACGTGTGGGCGTTGTGGCCGCAGTCGGAGATCCAGTACGTGCCGCTGCTGCCGTCGTGGCTGGGGAAGGAGCGGTGGACTGCTGCTGATCCTCAGCCCCGCGGTCCGGCTCGCCTCTCGCCGGTGGATATGGGTCGTGCTGCCGCCGAGCTCCTCGCTGTCGAGGACACGAGACACCTACGAGCGCTGTCGTGAACGCGGGTGAAGCGAACGTGCTGCTCACGAAGGCCGCACTCGTCGACCGGTGGATGAAGTTCGGAACACCGCAGGAGCTCGCGGCCGCGGCGAACGAGTGGGCGACGGTGCTGGTGCACGTGCCCCTCGACGTCGCGCTCGAGGCGCTGTCGGCGCACTACGCGGCGGAGCGTCGGAGCATCATGCCGGCGGACATCGTCGACTTCGCACCGCCGCTGCGCAGCTCGTCGCATGCGGGGAACATCACGGAGCAGCGCCTGGCGCGCGAGCGAGCGGAGATCACCTCATGAACGAGCTCGCGCTCCCGTCGAACGTCGAGGCTGAACGGTACGTGCTCGGCGCGTGCATGCTCTCACCGCGCGCTGTCGACGACGTGTCCGAGGTGCTGAAGGTCACCGACCTCCATGACCCCCGCCACGTCACCGCGTACGGTGCGATCCGTCGACTGCATGACCAGGACAAGCCGACCGATGTCGTCTCTGTCGTCGACGAGCTGATCCGTGCCGGTGAGCTCGTCGGGAATCTCGACGCCGCCTACCTGCACGCGCTCACCAGCGACGTGCCGTCATCGGCGAACGCTGGCTACTGGGCAGACATGGTCCGTGAGGCGGCGATCCGCCGGCATGTGATCGAGGGCGCACGTCGCGCGGCGCAGGTCGCGACGGATGCCACGGTGTCCGCGTCGGATGTGACTGAGCTGGCCCGTGACGCGTTCGACCAGATCGAGGACGCCGCGTCCCGCGGGGTCGAGTCGATCGGCGACTGGTTCATGGACTTCGCCGAGTCGCTGTCCGAGAAGCCGTCCTACACGCCGACGCCGTGGCATGACCTGAACCAGCTGATCTTCGGGGTGCGCGACGGCGGCATGTACGTCATCGCAGCCCGTCCCGGTGACGGCAAGTCGATCATGGCCGTGCAGATCGGCCTGGCGCTGGCGAAGGAACGGCCGGTCCTGTTCGTGTCGCTTGAGATGAACCGTGAGGAGATCGCGGCTCGTGCGATCGCGTCGATGGGTCAGATCTTCATCGGCTCGCTGAACAAGCACCAGCTGACGGACTCGGACTGGCGGGAGTTCGCGAAGCATCGGCCCGCGCTCGAAGCGTTGCCGCTCGTGATCGTGGACTCGTCGGAGGTGTCGACGATCCCGCAGCTGAAGGCGAAAGCCAGGGCGGTACGCCGGAAGTACAAGCGGAACCCGGTCGTGATCGTCGACTACCTGCAGTTGCTGTCCTCCCCGGTGAAGGCGGAGTCGCGGCAGGTCGAGGTCGCGGGATTCTCCAGGGCGTTGAAGCTCGCCGCGCAGCAGTGGAAGGTGCCCGTGCTGGCCCTGTCGCAGCTGAACCGTGGCAACACGCAGCGGAAGGGCAAGGGCGCGGAACCGCAGCTTTCCGACCTGCGCGAGTCGGGCGCGATCGAGCAGGACGCCGACGTGGTGATGCTGCTGCACCGCAAGCCGATCGCCGGCCAGGCGGACGAGCTGAAGGTCATCGTCGCGAAGAACCGTCAGGGCCAGCAGGGTGACGCGTCGCTCGTCTGGCAGGGCCAGTTCTCGCGGGTGCTGTCGAAGTACCAGGCGAACGAACACCTCAACTTCAAGGGAGGTGCGGCGTGAACGCTCTGTACGCGGTCGCCCGGTTCTGGTCGAAGGTCGACGTCCGGCGGCGAGGGATGTGCTGGGAGTGGCGAGCAGGTACGGGAAGTCACGGATACGGCGTCTTCTATCCCGAGCCCGGCGTGCAGGAGCTAGCGCACCGCTACGCGCTGACACAGTCTGCCGGACCGGCCCCCGCTGGCGCCGAAGCGCTCCACGGCTGCGACAACAAGCTCTGCGTGAATCCGGCACATCTGAGGTGGGGGACGCACGCGGAGAACATGGCCGATGCCGCAGAGCGTGGGCTGTCGTTCGCTCCGAATGCCAGTCGCACTCACTGCCCGCACGACCACGAACTCACCCCAGAGAACACGCTCCGCAAGACCAAGCGGGGTCAGAACGGCAAGACCTACCAAGCGCGCGCATGCCGCGAGTGCAATCGCATCTACCTCGCCAAGAGGCGAGAGAGGAGGGCCGCATGAGCGGCGAAACCATCATCACCGTTGTCGGCAACCTGGTCGCGGATCCCGAGCTCCGATTCACCCAGAATGGGGTCGCTGTCGCGGGTTTCACGATCGCCTCGACGCCACGACAGTTCGACCGCTCGAAGAACGAGTGGGTGGATCAGGAAGCGCTGTTCCTCCGCGCGTCGGTGTGGAAGGAGTTCGCGGAGCATGTCACCGGCAGCCTGACGAAGGGCATGCGCGTCATCGCGCAGGGCCGTCTGCGTCAGCGCTCCTACCAGGACCGCGAGGGCAACCAGCGCACCGCGATCGAGCTGGAGGTCGACGAGATCGGCCCCTC